TCTTAAGTAATTCTTCAACTTCTTCCCATGTAGGATTTTGCATTGCTTCAGCTAGATCTTCTTGATCCATTTTTGATACTAAGGGCGGTAAAGGCGGAAGCTGACCTGGCGAAGGCATAGGCATATTTGATTGGGGTGCTTGTTGAGTCATGCCGCCCTGAGGAGCGTGCTGAGTTTGCTGTTGAGATGCAGCTATATGCTGCAACATCTGCATCCTCTGTTGAACGATCATTTTTTCTTGAGCTGTTAGCAGCTCTACGCCGCAAATCTTTTTAATCGTTTCAATCGAGAAATGATCAGCAATAATTTCAGTTCCGATCTTAACCAAATCACGCACAAAACGCTGAACATCGTCCTGCTGCGCGGATAAACGTAACGTACCAAATTGGCTTTTAATTTGCTGAGCTGTAGCCGTTTCATTCGCATTAGATGCTCCCCGTAAAATATCAGCTATGCCCGTGATCTCGTAGAGATCAGACTTTACTTTATCTCGCGCTTCATAAAGTCCAAGCAACGTCTCTAAGATTTCTTTCATGGGAAGAAATTCAACCACACCACCAAGTCCACCTTTCTCAGCGTGGGCTGTCCATTGGGTGATAGGAATGGTTTGATTTTCTACACCTTCGGCTAACATGCGCTCAACACCCTGAGCGGATGCATCGTGTACGCCAACAACTTTAACAGCTCGCGTAATCGCACCAATCCTCGATGTCAATTCATCTAACTCATTTGCCTGATCTTGATATTCCTGATAATCCGGCACAGGAATGCATGTATCGTTTGCTAACGTCGCCATCATAGGAATTGGGGCCGGCCAAAAATCCGTCAATTCCAAAGGATCATATTGTTTGTCTAATGGACCTTTTTGATAATCTTTATGGACCCAATAAACCGTCTTATCTGTCTTGCACCAAATTTCATATATCGTAGCCTTCTTTTCAACTTCATCGTACTTATTATCCTTTAAATCATGTGGCGAATAATCCAACGTAATGGCATCACCAATTTCCTCACCAAACCGTTCAATAAGTTTCTCACGCGTTAAGTAAACTTTACGCCAACGAGCTTCAACTTCGTCCCAAGTACGCCCAAAAGTGTGTCCCTCGTCTTGCCAATGAACATAGTCGAAACAAATGACTTCGTTTTCGACTTCTTCGCCCATCTCTTCGCCATTTTCGAGACTAACTTTTGAGTCATCATAGCTTTCGATGTTGTCCGTGATTTCTTCGCCTTCGTCCGCGACTTCTTCATTTTCATCCTCCGATGCATCCTTGAAATGTGGCTCATACCGAACCCATACAGTGCCACGACCAGGCAGCAACCGATCCATCACGGCTTGACGAATAGCCGCATCAAACTCTTCATTGAGAAAGTATTGGATTGAACGCTCAAGAACCATCGAAGAATAACGACCAAGATCATCTTGATCACGAAAGCGTCGTTCAATGTCAGCTTTAGGACGCCGCGAATAAAGTGCAGGCAGCAATGTTTGAATGTTAGACCAAAGAATATTGAAACGCGGCACTTTCTGCTCACGCGGACTACGTTCATCCTTATATCGTCTTAAAATCTTCTTAGCTTTTTCTTCCCACTGAAGTGCCTTGGTCTCATAAAACTTTATTTCCTGAACCCATCTCTTTTGAAGCTTAGCATCATCCAATTGATCAATTGCGGCTTCATCACCGTCTTTATCATCTAGTGCCAAGGATGTTCCAAGGCCAGTCATGATTAAGCAATAACAAGTGTTACGTTAATAGATCCGCTATTAAGTACCATGTTAAGACCATTAACAAAGGCAATAGGAAGAGGATAATAGTTGCCAGCTGCAGGCGTTATGGCCCCCGTAATAGTCGTCGTCGTGCCTGTTGCAGCATCATCATAAAACTGAATCACACCACTTGAAGTCGTGGCAACAAAGAAGCCTAAAAGTTGTCCCGACGTCGCCTTAACATTCCCAGATGCCGATTTATTAACATAGGAACCTACCTGATTAGCGCCTGTAGCCATAACTAGATCCTTTCACGGTATTTAACCGAATTTCCACTATTTTCCGGGAAAAACACATCTTTCGAGAGAATTTCATGCAAAAACTTCGGTTTTTCCTTCTCTTCAGTATATAACGGATTTACCTGTGCTTGTCCAATAATCTCGAACGCATCCGCTCCATGCGATGACCAATCATGTATTGGCTTCTCAGACATGACCTTGCGTTCACTATTCCAATCAAAATGATATTCCTTCAAACACTTGATGCCTTGCTCACAACGCTCCTTATCAAACCAACATCTTGGTAAGATTTGCCTCACTGCAGCAAACTGATTAGTTGGCGTGGTAGCTCTCAAAGATTGAGACTTAATGCCCAATTCAGCCAGTTGCTCAAGCACTGATCTACCCCCAGCTTCCAACAATTTGCGCACTGCATCATGAGGAAGAAAACTTCGCCCATATTTGTAGGCTTGCCTATGAGCATGATCTTTAAGTGGCGATCCTAGCTTAAACTTATCGATACGTCCCGTTCGTGGATCCCGCTCAGTTATAATAATCTCACGGCCATACAAACGTTCCGCAAAATGCGGCACATCCTGTTGATTAGCTTCATAATAATCAATCAATCGTATTTCTTGTCCCACAACCTGATACCACCAAATCGCCGTCGCATCAGAATGCCCAATATCCCACGCCGTATAAACATAGGCTTCGGCATCAAACACATCATGCGTTAAACGCCCATCTTTCTCAGCCTTTTCCATCCATTCGCCATAAACAGACCCAATCGTGGCCGCATCAAATGAGCAATAATATTCCTGCCGAAACATGGCATTGCCAATCGTTGCACCAAATTCTCTCACATATTCGCGGTATTCCTGTTCAAGCCGGTCAGGTGTAAACACACCCGTTTCATCAACAGTTAGCTTTTGAGCGAACCAATCTTCGCTTTGTAATGCAGATTCGTATAGATCCTTACCATGATTATTGCCACGAGGCGTCGTTATAAAGAGCGCCCAGCCATTATTCTCAGCAAGGATAGGTCGGATGTAGGCCCAGCTCATAGGATTAGCCAGCGCCCATTCTGAATAAACAACGCCAGCAGGGGGTGAGCCAACCAATGAATTAAAGTTATCAGATCCCACAACTTGCCAAGTTGAGCCAGATCTAAGCTTAATCATCATTTCCTGCTCGCGCGTAGTTTCGCGTATTTCCAAGGGAAATGCTTCGTCTATTCGTCGTTTGCCACTGTGAGGATTAACCGCATCCCAGATGGCTTTACGCGCTTGGGTAGCTTCAGGTAGGAGATGCCAATATGAGGCAGGACGGGAATTAGCGCCCACTGCGGCCCAATGAAGGGCCACTTCGTCTTTGCCAGATCGTCTATGCCAGACGGCGACTGCTCTTTTGCCGCCATTTTCTAGATAATCCCAAAGTTTACGCTGATAGCCGCGTGGCTGCCAATTGTGGGGGATATTGATAATGGGCAATCAATAGATGCCCTTGCTCTTTTTCTTTTTAGCTTTATCAGCTGCGGCAAAATCTTTTCCAACCTTTGTGGGTATGCCAACTTTTTTTGCAAACTTGGGATTATGTGCAACAGCTTCCATCAATCTATGTTGTGCTTTTGATTTTGATGGCATCACTCAGCCCATTTATGTTTATCGCCCTTGAAGCCCTTCATTTCCTGTGCGCGACTGTCAACATCCCAACGATCATGCGTTGTGTGCATACCATGCGTTGAACCACGATCAGGATATTTTCCACGACCAGAATGAATAGTTTTATTTTTTTGAGCTTCAGGATTTGGCGTTTCGTCAGTTCTACTAACCATGACTAACCCATCTTCGTCATAAAGCCGCGACCCTTACCACTAAATTCTGAAGCGCGATGCTCAGGATGGCCGCCAGTGGCTTTGTTATGCCGAATATTTGTTTGTCCGCCCATAGATGTTTTGTTTGGCAGTGCTCCACGCGTATTACTTGAATCCTCAATGCCTTCATTACGAAAATCTTTTCCATCTTTGCCTTGCTTGGCATTAGTTTTCAACGGTGATGGATTTTTTTTATTGTTAGAAGCGTTTTTCGTGAGTGAGGTAGTTTTGGATGTTTCCATGGAAAGCCCCTTGCAAGAGATTTCGTAATCTACGGCAAGTCTGAAAACTTTACAATATTTATTTGGAGCTTATCCCCGTCCTTACCCGTCAACTCAGAACGAGCCAGTTTTGGAATGTGATACTCAACCACGGACATGTAAGCCTTGAAAGCAGCGTCGGGATCTTTTTCTGCGATCTGGTCCAGCCAGCCCACTAGCCGCTCAGCGTTAGCGTCTACGAAACGGGCTATGGCCTCCCTAGCATTAGACGTTGCCTTGTTCGGGCAGCCCTTAGGACGACCGCCAGGGGGTGTTGGATTTGGATTAGCCATGACGACTATTATATCTAATTATATTAAATAATTCAACACACAGCATACCACCAAAATCAGGTAGGTAATTGCCAGTACCCACCCATAATAGAATGGGTGGTGAATGGGCG